GATTGGTTCTTCAACATTGGTTCATATGTTGAAGCTATAACGCCCATTGCGGGCGTTAGACGTTTAGGATCCTGGACCTCTGTCCGCCATGAACTTGATACGACCCGGTCGACCTATTGGGAAACCGGAGGTCTCCACAGTAGTGGAGTTGATCGTGTTATTGTTCAAAACGGATTAAGCACCGAGAGATTTATCTCGGTTTCTAAAACCAGGACTTCAGGGATTTCGACCGGTATTGCATCGAAGGTTACCCCGTTAACGGGTGACTCAGGTGTAGGCCGTGTTACAGACCTGTTGGCTATTTCGTCGCAACTCTTGCGATCTAAGTAGCTTTCCTTAATCATGTTAACCTAAACAAGGAGGGACATATGTCTCTTACAGTAAACGCGAAAACGTATAACAACGACGTTCCGCGCTCACCGGATATCCAACGATATCTTGGCCCAGGGCATACCCTGTCTGCGAATGATATTATCGATTTGGGGCGTACTGCTCCGAAGCCGACTGATACATACGCAGGTAAGGGCCGTGCGCGCTTTAAGTGCACACGGAATGCTACGGACGGGACTGATTCCCTCGGTGATATTATCGTAGATATTGCGATTTCTATCCCCGTGGGCACTCAGAGCTCCGAGCAGGACACCATCATCGCTGACGTATCAACTTGGCTTGCAACCACTAGTGCGACTGACCTCTTCGAGGATCATGATATTGTCCAGTAGATAACCATCTTTTTGGTTATCCTGTGACGTCATGATCTCTCTAGGGGGATTAGTTGCATGAATTGGTTAAGTAAGCCGTTGTACGCAGTACTCGTAGCGCTTTGCGCCTTGGGTCTGCATATGTACGCTGATGTTGGTTTGGAATGTGCTCTTGGCTTTTGCCAGGGGGTGATTCCAGTCCTTTAAATCCAAACTAGTAAGGAGACTATATGTCTAACTACAAGCAAGTTAGCGTCGATACGACGCTTCGGAGCAAGCCGGAGTCTTCCTATAGGAAGATCTTGGCTGCTGTTTTACAGAGCTCTACCATTCCTGATAAGGAACCTTTATTAAATGCCCTACGGGCATCAAGGTATTCCGACATTCTTGAATGGTCTGACAGACCGAGTCCACAGATGTATGACTCGCCCGCGCTTTATTTCGCGGAATGTCAGATAGCTGCACTTATCCGGAAGTATCCCTTTACACCGCAGCAGATTCCGGGGTTGAACCCCGAGCTGACTGCGATTCGCAAATTCCGCTCTGCGGAACACGCGTGTAAAAGGAATAACGTCCGGGCGCGATTGAAGCGGAAACGCTTCAATAAGCATGCTCAGATTTTTGAGTATGCGCGCCAATATATCAGAAAGGTGATAGGGGATTGCCCCGACCTTGATGCTATATTGTCAAAGTGTGACTTTACAGCTGGTGCCTCTGTTGGAGTACACGGTAATAAAACCAACTTTGCGAGGAAAATTTTCGCAGAGACCTGGTCCGTGACTCCGACGGCACTCCCGTATGCCATGTCTGCTCTTTGGCTTAACGTACATACTCGTGATTGTATCCTTCCAGGAACAATCAAGTGTTATGATCCCGATTTATTTCGGGAAATCGTGAACGCTAAGGTGCAGTTGGTGAGCTGTAATAAAATTACCTTTGTTCCCAAGACGGCCAAGACCTTTAGGTCTATAGCCGTGGAACCACTGCTTAACGGATACGTGCAGAAGGGGGTAGATGTTTACATGAGCGCAAGTTTGCGCAAAGTAGGCATCGACTTATCTGATCAGCGCACTAACCAGCTCCTTTCTCGGAGCGGGTCAATTGCGCAGTTCAATCCTTTCTGTACTATAGATCTCGCTGCTGCCTCGGATAGTTTATCAACCGAGGTAGTACGCGATCTGCTTCCACCTGACTGGTTCGATTTCCTTTCGGATATTCGTTCCCCAGGCTATACTCTAGACGGTTGTACCGCAAGGTATGAGAAGTTTTGTAGTATGGGCAATGGTTTTTGTTTCCCGCTTCAGTCGCTGGTATTCGCCAGCATCTGTTTCGCGGTCGGGAAGCTCGTTAATGGTGCCAACGACCACGATTTCTCCGTCTTCGGAGATGATCTAGTCGTTCGCCAGAACGTCGCTTTACTCGTAGTAGAAATACTGCGAGATATCGGTTTTCGAACGAATACCGATAAGACGTTTATTACGGGCCCCTTCCGCGAGAGTTGTGGAAGCGATTGGTACGACGGGCAGGACGTTCGTCCTGTGCATCTTGACAAACCTTTGTCTGATTTACGACATCTGTTTGCTTTTCATAACTCCATTTGGCGATCTAAGCGTGTGGCAGACTTCCTTGCGGAAGTTCAGCCACTCGTTCGGTCCTTTGCCGGTGGGCGCTATTTGCGCCCCGGTATTGAACCGGGAGATACGTGTTATAGCGTACCTCTAGATATTGCCATGGGTTCCACAAGGTTAACGTGGAACAGAAACACTTATTCGTGGGTGTGGTCCGAAGTTCGGACCGATACGCCTAACGATAAGTTGCTTCTAGGAATGACAGAACTTGCAAGTGTTCTGATGCATGCGGCTATGCGAGGTTCTTCTTCGCGGAAACCGTACACCGTCCGTTACATGGGAAAGCCAGTGAAAACACGTGTTTCGCGTCCTTGGTTGGAAGCTTACACGTGGGTTCCTGAG